GTCCCAATGCATGTATTTCGTCATCTCCTTCTCTTTGTTTGGCATAGTAACGGTCATACCAAAACTGGCACACACCTCGGCATGCACCACCATGTTCCAATGGGATCCAGCTCGGACCGTACCCTTCACATCATCACCGTACGTTCCCACACGAGCAACTTTGCGAAAAGGTTTCAACACCGCTAAATCCTGTTTGTAAGCATAGGAAATGCGCAATGCTAAGCTGTTGATGATTCCGTTTAATGCAGTTGTGAGATTAGAACCGGACATCCCAATGGAAATGAGCTGTAGCAAGGTACCATTAACGAACAACAAAGGATACGAAAGATCCGTCGCTATCCCTCTCATTATGCACAAATCGTCTTCAGTATAGTTCCCAGAGGCCTCTGCGAGAGTAATGAACACCCGCAAACCTTCTGCTATCAGCTCGACAGCTTGGGTGGTGTCGTATTTGGCATAATCAATACCAAAAGTGCGCTCTTCTCCATAAGCCGAAAAATAGCGATAGAACTGGTCCCATTCTGGACCTTCTGCGTTAATCCCGACCATACACTCAGATATCAGTGGGTTATTTGACAAAAAAGCCAATACCGTGAGAAACTGCTGGCGAATAAGAGCAGAGAAGGCGAGGGAAATAATTTGAAAAACTCTCACCTTGCCGGAACCCACTTTAACTGGTTCATCTTTCAGGTGGGATAGAAAGATCGGACAACACCTTTTTCCTTGTCGGTATCGTTCTTTCATCTTTTCAATAAGTTCAAGCGTTTCAGTATCCCCAATAACTGGCCTGTTGTGCGTTGTATATACCTCTGGATCGAGGAAAACGACGTGGTCTGTCTTGGGACCCTGAATGGGATGGCCACACGATGTTTGGAGTTTCATTGCTTCTAAAAAGCGACGACCATCTACTCCAGAAAATGTCTCGACCATATCCAATGGTCGAACACGCTTATTTTGAAAGGGTTTTTTCATTTCCCGAAGCAGGGGAGCTAAGTAGTCACTTGCAGCCCACAATAAGAGATCGTCGCTTACACCTCCACCAACCTTCGTGGCAGACGACAAAAACTTCTGCCATGGCCGCCATCCTTGAGTATCCTCGGGGGGGCCATGTAGGCATGGGAACCCACAATATCTCTCGACAGCTTCTGAAATTGGGGTCTTAACTACTTGACTACGAAAAGTACTGATTGTCGAGTTGTTTACTCCCAAAACGTGGAAATACGCCCCTATTGGCATGTATCGAGTAGGGCATTTCCAGTGTGGTTCAACATGTTCCACCATTGTATACCCGTACTGGGGATCGAGGATTTCAGCATCCTCCATAGGTAACCCATGTTTGATCACCGCTGACAAAGCGGCGTGGTCGCGGGCGTACTGATCTCGCGTGTATACGATGGCAGCTCCGCGCGAAGTGCCATCTTTCCCTGCGATGTGAAAGGCTGAAATTTGATTGTGTTTCGATTTGGCCAAATACGGCGACATGCACATTCCTGGAAACGACGATCGCGATAATGTTGTCCAATATCCGGGCATACCACTCCGAGTTTTATGCTCCACAACGCCTGACTGACAATGTGCGCTACTCGTTGTTAAGTTTCCATCGGTGTCACGGACGACAACTGAACATTGTGATACAGCCTTATCTAACTCCGTTGGCAACATCCAATCCATTGGGCGTTGGGGAGCAATCTTCGCAGTATAACACAATCGGAAATCCGACCCACTCTCAGAAACCGAGCGTGTGAAACTCAG